TTTGTGCCTGAATTTATGCGGCTCCGCGGGGTGTTTGTCCTACAGAATGGAAATTTCTTCGGCGCCGGATACGTCAATGTATGCGTTATCCCGGATGGCCGTGCCCCCATTGCAGGTGGCCTGAGTTTCGGTCTTCTCCACCGTGAACCTGACCAAGTAATTCCCCTCCGTGTCGGTTACCTGCTGCATGAGCACAAGCCGGTCGGGCACGAGGTAGATGAAGACATAGAACGGCACAAAGATTTCTTTTGCCCGCTCCGCGCATTTGTAGAGCTTTGATGCCGTCAGGATCAGCTCGTCATTGTATCCGCGCAGCTCGGCTCGGCTCATGTTGCGACACTTGCTCTCGAAGATGCCGGCAATGAAATCATCCTGAGTGATGATTCCGTCGTAGGGGGCAGATTTTGATTTTCTGGTGCCGAAGAATTGTTTCTCCGGGTAGACATCACGGAGTGTGTCCAGCATTTGATCTTCTTGGCTCAGGGATACCTGACCGCGTGGCGTGTTTATATCGAGGTTCATTTTGTTTAATTGTGCCACACTACGTGTGACGGGTTGTTGGTGTTGTTTACTTTTCCTAAAGCCCACTTGATTACTTCCGCCCGGGTGCGATGGCTCGGCAGCCCGAGGGCATGGATTACCCAGTCTCCGGGCTCCCAGCTCGAGGGGCTGGGGATTTGGGTCACGATGTCGCCTTCGCGCTGCCACGGTACAAAGGTGGCATTCATGTACCGGGATTCTTTGACGAGGACCCGGTCGAGGTAGCGCTCGGCAATGTGGTTCTGCCACAGCCAGCCGTGACTGAGCCAGTCCGCGGATTCCCGGATAATTGTCTCGAGCAACTCGAGGCATTCCGGCGTGCGCTTCCAGATCATCACGTCGTTGTTGATCGGGTTGTTGCCCAGCTCTTCCGCGGAGATCACCGGGCGCGGGTCAGATAGCTCTGCCCGGTCCTCGATCCTGATGTCGAAGTTGGTGAATGCCGTGTCGCAGCCCATCAGCATGGTGATGTCGTTGTCTTGCACCACAGCTTGAAAGATTTTCAGGGTGTCGATGTGCCGGTCGTAGTCGATCCCGACATTCCGGAAAGTATAGCCGTGCCGGTCGCAGTATGCCTGCTTGTTGGGCGCGGTCACCTCGTTCAGGGCAGCTATCCTGTCTGAATAGGTGGAGAATACCGAGATCTTCACAGGTCTTCGTCCTCTTCGATGAATGGTTTCATTGGTGAATTGTCGTGCTCAGGCCCAATCTTTTGATCAGCGCCTTGCGGTTACTTAACAGGGCATTGAGCTCCCTGTCAATCTCTTCGTCGGTCTTCTGGCGAATAGCACGCTGCCAGAGGGGCTTAAACGTGCACAGGACGCCTCGGGCGTCGGTTTTGGGTACGTGGAGTGTCAGGACGTGATAGAGCTTCTTCTTGCCCCCTTTACCATCCGCGTAGCGCCATGTGCCGATTGAGAAGGCATTGTCTCCGGGGTCGATACCCAAGCCTCGCTTGGTCAGGATCCTAACCCAGAGAGCCCGGTGCTTCAAGATGGCAAAGATCTTGGTATCGGTGAAGCTGGTTTTGATGGTGCCATCCTTGGGGTTGAGGAGGATCCTGACGATGCCCGGGAAGACATGGGCGATGTCTTGCCTCGCAAGTCTGAGGGCCTTCCTAGCCGAAGGGGTTGGTGTGTTGGGTGGTATAGGTTGGTTTGTGGGATACATATTGAACAGAAAGGTACATTAAAGGTTTTACCCTATTTGTCAATCAAAATATCAGAGAAAAGTTTAATTTTACAAATTGAAATGACATTTTCAGCAAAAGTACCACAGCGGACGATATTCTGGATATTGTGCCACCTCTTACAAACGGAACATACATATTCATCTATTATCTCTTTACTATATTTATTATTTCAATTTGTAAAATTAAAGTTCTCTCTGTATTTGGTAATGGCAAATAGGAAAAAGTTTGAATGAGGGTATTTGTTTCTATTTGTAAAGGGTCAGCCCCTGCGTTACCGGAGTATCACGGGGGCTGATGGTAGGGGTCCAACTGCGTTGTGGTCACTTGGTCGGTGGGCAGGACCTTACTGGGCAAATGGTAACTGGGCAGGGGGCGGGGGGCAAGGGCAGAAGTAAGGTTTGTTTGAGGTTTGTCCTTAATGAAAATAAAATTCCGATTAACAGATTTAATTGTTGACAGCGTACTCTGTTGTGACTAATTGTCTCACAAAATTCATCCGAACCTGAAAAGTCGCCAAGCTTTTATGCCCGCATTATCAAATCCAAGATGGGAGAAGTTCTGCCACCTCGTTGCAGCCGGCAAGACCTACACCGAAGCCTATCACACGCTCTACCCCAACACCTCAGCCCCTGCCCAGTCAGGTTATAACCTGTATCACCGGCAAGAGATAAAAGACCGGGTGCAAGAGTTCCGTGAGGAAGTTGCCCTGCGGGCAGTGATGGACCTATCCCGGAAGCGCGAGGTACTCAGGCAGATGGCAGAGGGCATGATCCCCACAAAGATGTTCAACAAGGACACCGGGGAAACCTACGATGCGCTCGCTGCCCTGCTGGCCGACGCAAAGATAGCCGGGGAGTTTGCCCCGGAGAAGCTGCAGATCAACTCGGCCTCGGACCTCAAGCTGCTCTTCAACGTGCCCCACAGGGATGTGATAGACGCCGAGGTTGTGACCGTACCGCAAGAGGCGCTTGGCGCGGGAGACCCCAAAGAGCCGGAAACCGACGCCTCCGGCGAGGATCCAGAAAAATGGGACAGCGCCCCACCGTCTCTGTAGAATGGATGCTTTTCTTTGGTACTTTGTCTTACTTTACGTAAGTATCTGATAATCAACGATGCGAATTATCCATAATGGGTGTTATCTGATGTTATTGAAATGATCCACGAGTTCCGCAACCCCATGCCGGTCCGCACCCCGCTCGGTGACGGTATGGCAGTCTATGTCCGGGAGAGTGGCACCTTCGCCAACGACGTCTGGTGCGTGGCACTGAACGACGGCAGCCTCAGGCACTTCCGGGTAGACCAGCTAGAGATGGAGCCAAACGCCACCTTCGACATTGGCCGGCGCCCACCGAAACTATGACCCCGGTAGCCGCTACCCCATTGATCGAGAAGCTGCTGGCTCAGGCCACGGCTATCCGGGCAGAGGCCAACCGGGATGAGGAGAAGGGCATCCTGTACGCTGCCCACTGGATCCTCAGCAACCTGTCAGCCAACCCCCCGCAATCGCTCGAGCTTACCCCTGAGATAGCCCGGGGAATCGTCTGGGGGTACGTTGACACCCTGCTGCAGGCGGATCACTTCGAGGCCGCGGCCACGATCCTCTGGGGCGCCGACGTGTACGACTGGAGGCCGGCCAGCTCCCGGGAGGTCTGGCGCTGCCTGTTCCGCAACGACAAGCTGCTGGTACAGGGTGCCGGCGCTATGGGCAAAAGCTTTGGCGCCGCGGCATGGTTCTACCTTGCATGGCTGCAGGACCCGGAGAACACCAGCATCAAGGTGATCAGTCTGACCGCCGAGCACGCGGAGCGGAACATCTTCGCCTCGATCAAGAACTTCCACCGCACCGCTCTGGTGAAGCCCGAGTTCAAGGGCGGGGAGGCTCTGGTCAAGTCCATTCAAGCCAACTCGGACAGCAAGCAAGGTGTGCACCTCGTTGCCATACCCAAGGGCGAGAGCGGGCACGGCACGCTCCGCGGGTTCCACCCCTCACCCCGGACAGGCCGTACCCATGCCCGGTTCGGCAAGCTGACCCGTAACTTCGTCATCCTTGACGAGGCCGAGGAGATCCCGGCAGGTGTGTGGGAGGGATGCCGTAACCTGCTATCGACCGCGGACACCGACAGCGCAGCCGGCCACATCAAGGTCTTCGCAGCCAGCAACCCGAAGGACCGCACAAGCGACTTCGGCAAGATGTGCGAGCCGAAGCGTGGCTGGGGATCCATCGATTGCGAGGAGGACTACGAATGGACCAGCCGGGACGGGTGGCACGTGCTGAGGCTGGACGCGGCACGGTGTGAGAACGTCATCGAGAAGGAGATCGTATACCCCGGGCTGCAGACCTACGAGGGCTTCATGAACTACGAGAGCCGCGGCAAGACGGGGGAATACTTCACGATGGCCCGCGGTTGGTTCCCTCAGGAGGGCGTCAGCATGGCAATCATCACGCCGGCTATGATGGACAACGCGGTCGGCATCGTGCGGTTCGTGGGACCGGTCGTACCGTTGGCATCGTTCGACTTGGCTCTCGAGGGCAACGACCAGCTCATGTGCACGTACGGACGGTTTGGCCTGAGCGACGGCTGGACCCCGCTGAGCGGCAAGTTCATACCGTTTGAAAAGCCCCGGACGGTGCTGCAGGTGGACAGCCAGATGCCATTCCCGAAGGGGGACACGGTGAGGCAGACCGAAAGGATTATCCGGTTCTGCCAGCAGCTAAAAATAGGGCCTACGTGGACGGTGGTGGACCGTACCGGCAACGGCGCCGGCGTGCACGACAACCTAAAGAATATCTTTGGCAGCGACGTGCTGGGGGTGAACTACTCGACCGCTGCGACCGACACTCACGTGCTGGGGGATGACAGCCAGAAGGCCAACGAGATGTACAACGGGATTGTGACCGAGCTGATATTCGGTCTGGGCAAGTTCCTCGAGTTTGGCTACCTGAAGATCAGCCCGGGCTTCCGTCACGAGGAGCTGGTACGTCAGGCCACAAGCCGGCGGTACAAGCAGAAGGGACGGGGGATGGTGCGGGTGGAAAGCAAGGCCGAGTATTGCAAGCGCACAAGGCAGGCTTCGCCGGATGCCCTTGACTCCCTGTCCATGCTGGTGTTCCTTATGCGCCAGCGATCCGGATCTGTCCCTACAATGATAACCCCAAAGCCTGAACCTGTACATCGTGAGCCGAAGCTCCGCGGGATCGAGCGAATGGAGTTCGTAGATTTCAGCGAATGATTTCGGTACCCTTTGGTGTAACGGTAGCACAAGCGACTTTGACTCGCTTAGTCATGGTTCAAATCCATGAGGGGTAGCCAAAAATATATTTGACATGGCATTACAAATCGCATATCAACCCCCCGTGGCTAAACCTATCTTAGGCATGGTTCCACCCGGAGGCTTCCACTACTTCCAAGGTGACGTGCGACTCGAATCTGACACCCTTGATGGGTTGTACAATACGGTCATGCACCATCGTGCTGCCAACAGTATCCCGCATCACAATACCCGAGAGGATGTCAATGCCTACATCTGCGGACAGAATCCTGAGTTTTGCCACAACGTCGATGAGGTAAGCATTAGGGTTATTCCAGTTTCCGTTAACATTCAAAATTTGCTTGATGACGTCCAGACATGGGCCAGAAACATTTTGGCTTCGCCACGTCCTCATCCATTGGTTGGAGACGAGCTGGCGGAGGCTAGGTCTCAAGTTTGCGGCATGTGCCCCAACAATGTGAATTGGAGGGGCGGGTGCGGACCCTGCATTACGGCAACCGACCGGCTGTCAGCTAGTGTGAGACAAGCGAGAGAAACAGACTCGACAAAAGTATTGGGAGGGTGTTCTATCTTGCGGCACGACAACCGGTCCGCAGTTTTCATGAATCCTGAGGACCTAGCAAAATCCTCTGACCTACCAAAACACTGCTGGCTTAACAAATAAAACCGATGCCCAACGTACTCAAACCTTTAAGTCCTGAGATAACGGATCAGTTCGCCCCAAAGGCTCCTAAGACGAGTGAGCCTCACGATAAGCCGAACATTTTAAATCTCGACATCGTCACCCCAACTAATTCCACAACCGACACGGTTGACAAGGATACGTTGCAGGTTCGTAGGATGTTCAAGGACGCTGCTGGGGCGTGGAGTGCATATCGCCGGCTCAAGCAGCAGAATGTTGAGCGCAATAAGAAAAATCAACTCATCCAGAAGAAATTAAACAACGAGACCCCGTATCAGCCAAAGAAGCTGGAGAGTTTGGGTCAAGATTGGAGGAGCAATCGTCCAACGGGTTTCTTGTCAACGATGGTCTCCCGGATCCAGCCACCGTTCCGTCAGGTTGTCGAGCAGGCTACCTCGTTGACTTACAGCAAATATCCGATGGATAGTGCTGACAGTGAGAACAAGACAAAGATTTTCCGTGAGGAAATTACCAAGTGCATTCGTGCTTGGGGCGGATTTGATGATCTTGTGGCCCAGACTACGCATGAGAATACTTGTTTTGGGTATTGCGGTTGGGTGTGGGACGATTTGCGTGACTGGAAGCCAGAGTTTTTGAGGCAGGATTACACGTTTTTCCCGATTGAATCTCCTCAGGAGACGAGCCAGACGCAGATCTTTGGCAGGAAGCGCCGGTATCAGATCGCTGATCTTCTCCCGGTGCTGGAGACTCCCGAGATGTCGATGGCTGCTGGGTGGAACATCAACAACCTTGTCAAATCAATCAACAATGCTATTCCCGCTGGCCGTACGCTTGACGCTGATGACGATGCCAGACGGTACGAGGATTGGATTCGTGAGGGCTCGTATGGTGCTTCTTACGAGAACGACGCGAAATATGTCGAATTGGGAGAGATATTTGTACGTGAGCCTCACGGCAAGGTTTCGAGGTATCTGTTCGATGATAAGTCCGGTGATGAGATTTGCACGCAGTTGGATCGTTTTAACGGGATGCGGGAGTGTTTGAACTTGTTTGCGGTTGAAGTTGGAAGCGGAGGGCTCATGTCTTCCCGCGGCGCCGGCAGGGATTTGTACAATACGCACGTCGCAATCGACAAAGCTCGTAATCTGGTGATTGACAATGTCTATCTCAAGGGGCTGCTAATTTTGAAGAAGGGACCTAATGCCAAGGCAGGTGTGCCTCCGCTGACGGTTCATCACCCGATTGCCTACGTTTCCGAGGGGTACGAAATCCAACCGCAGCAGTTGCCCGCGGACGTGGATGATTTTCTGAAGCTCGATCAGTTTGTCAGCAACCTTGCTGAGATTCAGGTCGGAACGTTCCTCCCCGGGGCTCCAGTTCAAACACAGGGAAAGAAAACGGCCAGTGAGGTCAATCGGGTTGCAGCTATTGAAAACCAGCTCCGTGAGGGAGTTCTCATGCGTTGGAGCCGTCAGTTCACACGCGGCGTCGAGCGCATGCAGAGAGGCATTTGTCACCCGGAACACGTCAAAGCTGCTGGGGAGCTCAAGACTTTGCTTGACGCCGTTAGACAGAAGGAAGCAAACGCTGTCTGGGCACGCCGGGAAGTTGTGGATGCCTTTGATCGCAGCATGATGGAGTTACCTTCGTTCTTGGTTCCGTTTGAGGTTCCGCCTCATCTGGATGAGGATGCTATCTCAACTTGTCTGTCAATGATGGAGAGGAACCTCCCTCCTTCAGACATCCTTTTGCTTGCTTACTCTCCTGCAGTTGAGCTGCTGCCTGACACGGCTGCTCAAGATGCTCAGATGCTGGATCTGGTTGTGCAGCGGTACACTGGAAACCAGAACATCAATCAGGATGAGCTGATGAAGCTGGATATTTCCAAGAAGGTTGGCGAGGAGATTGCCAACTCGATTATCCTGCCAAAGGATCAAGTGGAGGCCCTCAAGATCGAGGCCACACGTCAGCAGATCGTGGAGCTTCAGTCCATCACTACCGGAAATGGAGTTCCTGTATCCCCGCGTGATGATGACATGACCCATCTGCAAGTAATGCAGGAAAAACTGATGCCGATCATTTCTAACGTTCCTCCGGGATCGTTGCCTCCTGAGATGACTGGACCTCTGGCTGCTGCGATGGATCACTTCGTCAAGCATATCAATCAAGCCGAGGCCAAGGGAGGAGACAAGAAGGTGATTGCTCAGTAT